CTCATCGTTGGGGTATCCACGCTCCGAGCTCCGGTTAGCAAACGCGACTTTCGATATTCGGCCATTTGCTCTGGGCTCATCTGAGCGACACCCCCCTGTTGGAAGCCCCGGCGGGACCCCCCTGCAGTTTTTGCACGGGCGAGATTGGCAGACATGTTTTGCGTCATGGTTGGACGAGACAAGTCAACATTCTGCATTTGCCCCTTATAGGCGTCCACCATATCTTGCGCGGTTTTGGCCTGCCCGCCCTGCTGGAAACCACGGCGAGGTTGCTGCTGCGGCATTGGAGGTGCCTGCACCGAAGGCGCTAAGCCCAACGCACCCATCATACCCATCTGTTGTTGAGGAGGCATCTGTTGTTGAGGGGGCATCTGCTGCGGTGGGCGCTGTTGCGGCGGGCGCTGTTGCTGCATCATTTCCTGCGCCGTAGGAACGATGCTCGGCGCCATTGATACGACTTGGCCCTGCCCAGTCATCTGAGGCGGCTTGGCTGTCTGGAACCCTTGCTGAGCAGCCTGCATCAACTCGTCCGACGAACTCATGATGCCACCCATCCGTCGCAGTTGATCACGCGCTGCGCGGTCCTCTTTGCGCTGAAAGAGCTTTCGGTTGTAGACAGAGTCCATCGAGGTTACCTCGCCAGTCCAGAGAGGATGCCAGTACCACCGGCGTTGTAGTAAGACGACATGCCCATCGCGTTCCCAAGGAACTGCGTGATCGGGTTCGGCGACGGGGCACTAGTCGCGGTAAGAGTGCCTTGCGTGGAAGGGACGCCTCGGAAGATGTCGCTCATGTACGCGAAGCGCTGGAACGGCTCGTACGCCTCCTCGATGCGACCCTGACGCTGTACGTCGTACTCGCTCTGGCGCTGGGCCTGTTCTGCGGAGCCGAGGTTGAACAGTCGATCTACATCGCGACCAATAGCCCCTTGAGTTGCCTCACCAAGCGCCCCAACGCTGCTGCCACCTGCAATCTGCGACCCACCAAGCGATCCGAGACCTTGGCCCAAAGTGTTGTAGATTTGAGCGCCGGTCTGATTACGCGCCATCTCGTTTTCAAACACTCCTCGAGCGTTCGTCATAGCTGCGTCGTAAGCCTGAGACCGCAACTGGGCGCCGGTGCGGGCCATAGTGTCCATGACGTTGCGCTGATTTTCTTGTTCAGCCACAACTTGACGAGAACCACCAAACGCCCCAGCGTCCACCGCAGACGCGTTAATCCTGTTACGGTTTAGATCGCCTTGTCGCTGGATGTCGCGTTCGGTAACGTCGATTACGTCCTCAACGTACTGGTTGTAATACGGATCAACCATTGTCGTTGGGTCAAACTCACCAAAGGACTTTTGCAACTGATCCTTGCCAAGCTCGGCGTAACCAGTCGCATCGCCTATGGTAGATATGCCGCTTGTAATCGCATCGCGAGCAGCGTCGAAATCTGTCTTGTACGCCCCAATACCAGTACCGAGGTCGATAGCCTCTTGCTGCAGCGGTGTGAACGGCATCACCTCGGGGCGCGGAACACCTCCGATGACCTGCGGCACGGGTTCGCCGAACGCGTCGTACTTGATGTTACCCTCAGCATCGCGCTCGTAGATAACCTGACCGTTCTCGTCGTACTGCACCTGCCCCATGAGCGGGTTACGAGACGCGATACCCGAGACCATGCCAGTCTCGGGGTCTGTGTAATAGATGTTCGCGAGCAGGTCTTTCATAAACCGCTCGGAATACGCGGGCAATAACGGTTGTGACTGATTTAGGATGACCTGATCAGCCGCCGGTGCTTCGCGCGACACCGTAGCTCCCGTAGGCGCAGAGTTCGTTGTAAGAGCGGGTTGAGTGGTGTTGGGCCTCGCATAATCAATAATCTTTGTGGGTGACGCCAGTTTGCTTAAAGGTGCCATTACGATACCCTTTGCTCGAACTCACGCATCATCTGATACATGCGGGCTGCGCCCTTGTTGCGATCGCCGTTACCGGCACCTTTGACAGCGCGGTTGGTCATGATGAACTCACCATCAGACACCGCGATATCCTCAACCGGCTTGTTGCCTTGGTAGATGGTCCCCGGAATAGAATCGCTGGTCCCGTTACCCGGACCCTTGATCATGCCACCACGAGCATAGGCGCGAGGTCGCTGTAGACCCGGAACAGGGACTGGGGTGGCGGGAGCAGGTGTATAGCTACCCGGAACTGCAGTGCCTTGGTAGTCCGGAAGGCGCTCACCTGTAGCCATCTGTGCGCGTTGTTCCGCCGTCATCAACTCGACGTTCTTAGGTGAGGCCATCTGCATCAAACTAGCCATAACGAGCGGGCTCTCTGCGAACTGGAGCAAGCTACTGATACCCCCGGCACCCTGACCAGCCGCCCCACCTGCACCCGCAGCAGCGCCACCTGCGCCACCTGCGCCACCCATCAGGTTCGAGCCGAAGCTCTGAGCCATCTTGCCGAGCGCGTTCGGGTTAGCCGCCTGCATTGCTAGGTTGGAGGCTGTGCCTGACAAACCAGCCGCACCGGCGAGCCCACCTAAAGTACTGGCAACTCCCGGAATAGAGCCGATGCCGTAGCCCATAAGACCGGCGGTAAGCGCGTCCTTTAGATCGCCCCCGCTCGCTAGAGAGCCAATACCAGCACCAATGGCCGCGCCAACCGGCCCGCCGATTGATAGACCGACCATTCCACCGATAGTTGAAAGAAGTCCCATTTGCGTTCCTCAGTGTTACGTGGTCGTCACCGATACCAACCCTACGGATGCTGTCGCGGCTATACCTGCGACGTGCGGCGTGTTTGCTTGGGTGATCTTAACAAATCCATCCTGTTGAAACAATGCTCCCGGTTCCAACCCCTGATCATTGGTCTGGAGGTTGGTCAACGTCATTGTTGTATGCCGCGCATCGCCGGGGTTTTGCAGCTGTTCGAGCAAGAAGGAAAAGCTCTGAACAAGCTGCGAGAAGTACGTCGGGTCGTACTGCCCCGGCGGTACAGCGAAGAAGGATCTGGTTAGTTTACGAGACATCAGCGCCTACCGTCAGGTCTGATGTCTACGCGCGGGCTACCAAGCCCCCACGTCACGCCACGCGTACCGGCGTCGACGCGCAAACGCATCTGGCGACCTCGCAGGCGGTAAAACAACTGGTCGGTACGCTCATCAGACGGCGCAGAGCGCGGGTCGCGGAACGTGCGCGTCTGGCTTTTGGTGTACTCGCCAGAACTAAAGTTGCGCACAGACATGGTCACCTCGGCGCTAGGTTGTGGTTCTGTCGAGTCCTTGAACCGGATGTCTGGAATTACGCGGCGGAGCAGCGAGAACTGCTCCCCGTCACCGATGTCCATAGGTGCGGACTCAATGTAGGAGTTGATCGCTTGAGACGGGTTTGTAGAGCCGTCATTGATGCCGTTCTCATGCTCGTAGACGTAGCTGTTGAGGTCCGTCGCCAACGGATATGTGAAGATGCCACGGTCAAGCCACGCTGTTCTGGCCAGAGAGCCGATGTACCAGACCTGTTCGCCGTAGTTGTAGATCACGTACCGATCAACGTCTTCGCTGTCGGCAGATGGATAGAACCACCACACCTCAGAGTGACATCCATTAAGGCCTGAGAACACCTTTTCCGTTTGATCGTAGTTGAAGTCTGAGAACACGTAGTCCCGCACCGTACATGGAAGGCGCTGCACTGTACCAGTGTATGCGTAAAACTCCTGCTTACCCATCCAGAACACCAAGTCATCAGCCGCCTCAACCGCACGGGGGCTGGCGATGGTGATGTTCTCAGAGATAGAGCCAACGCCAAAGGTGAACGGCGGGCCAAGGTATTGCATGCCGTAGAGCGTGGTGTCCGTGAATACGAGAATCTGCTGTCGCGTCTCTACCGCTCTGACAATCTCGAACCCAGAGCCGAGGCGTAGCTCACCGGCGGTGTTGGTCGCTCTCGACTCCCAATCCGTCAGCGATTCTTGATCCGAGAACCGGATGATAAGCGGGTCTTGAACGCCGGGGCTTGCCTCCGGATCACAGCCGAACGCAATAACATGTCGATCGCGATCACTGACGATAATCTGCTTGGCAACGGTCGGCGTCTTATTGGCCCCGGACAAGTCGGACAGGTTGACGGCGCGACCACCTGCTGAATAGTCCCAATAGTAGATGCCGCCATCGCGCGGATTGGCGAGCAAGTCTTCACCAAACGCATCAGTTGACCAGATGCGGAAACTACCAGACAAAACGGGCGTCGAAGATGCTGATCCCCAGCCGTCATCACCCCAACCACCTGCGCCCCAACCGAGACCAACGATGGTGGACGTCTGACCAGTAGCAATCTGGTACGCACCAACCACAGACCCACCCCCGTTACCGGTGTCAGAGGCGTTAGCGGTTACGGGTGTCACGCTTGTTGCTCCATCAACCGCCGTTGCAAGCAAATCGGCCACTTCACGAGCGGTGATCGTGTACGTGTTGCCATCAGGTACGCTATCGATCTGATACTCTTGATTGAGCACATCGGCGGTAATTGTCCCGCCAAGTGACACCGCACCGGAGAACGTAACGAAATCATTCGCTCTTGCGCCGTGGCCAGTATGCGAGACAGTTATCGTGCTGGAGCCATCCGACGCGGAAAATGTTACATCCCCCGCAGCGGACGTCGCCCGAAGAGGTGTGATGTCTGTGAACGCACCGGTGGTGTCTGCAATCAGCTTCAAGTGCGTGCCAAAGACAGTCAGCCGCTGGGACGACAGGCTAGACCAAGCGGCGATGTGCGAGCACGATCCGAGCAGGGAGTTGGAATACTTCTTCACCCAGCCGAGGATGGACTCCGGGAAGCCCTTTTGAAAGCGCACCTTATCGCAATCGAACCAGCCACCCTCGTTGGTGTACGCTGTGACTTCTCGGTTGATACCGGGCCGGAACTGTAGCTTTGAGAGCGGCATATGATCAGAACCTGTCGTTTGGAAGTCGTTAGACCCACCACCTATCGTCTTTGTAATCAACCGGTATCGGGCTCATAGCCTCGAGCGCGTCCGACTTAGCACGTATGGCGGCTACCTGATCCCAGATAGCCTGACCCGCGTTCCACGCCGCCAGTTCTTCAGCCGTCCAGTTGGCGCGACCCTTCTCGGCGAGCTGGGCTGCTTGAGCGGTCAAGTTACGCTGCTTCCATTCCGGAACGATCGCAACGATGCGGCGGTACGCTTCGTTTTTAACACCTTCAGCAGTTGCTGGGATGTCTTCTACGGTCCACGGAATTAACCAAGCCCCGTTTACGTGTACAGCAGTGGTCTCTTTAGTAGCCCGCTGCCAAAATTGAGTAGATGGACGCGCTGTTTCTTGCGCCTCCGCATATCCAAACGAAGATATCGCGGCGTCTGACAATGGTTTTGGAAAACTTACTTGAGGGTTTTCCTTGCGTATCTGAATTTCAGATACGAGTTCGCCTGTGTCTGATCTAACGTATGGCATCTTTCATCCTCATGCTGGCGCGATGATATAACCGGCAGTATACAACGAATCGGAACTTGCGCTCCAAACACCGGCGCCGGGGTTTTCAGTTCCAGAAGCAACGTCAAGTTTATAGAACATTGCCATAGAATTATTAGCAGACGAAGCTGTTGCCGCTAATGTGTAACCGCTCGGTGTTCCGGTTATAGTAGCGCTGGCTTCATCGTGCATGGCGATAATCAAAGAAACAGACCCCTCGCCCGCAACACTCATTGACCCAACATCGAATGTGTTGGTGCTGGTGGCACTTTCCGACGCCGTTGGAAGAGACGGTGGGTTCGAGATGCCCCTGAAGGCGACTGCAATACCAGCATCAAGAGCGGTACTTACGGTGACGACTGTATCTACGGGGTCACCCATTTGCTTGTAGCCAGCGATGTGACGAATGTCGTTTATGAGTTTTGAGTTTGGAAAATCATCGCTCATCCCAGACCAACCGGAAGAGCTTAGCGAAAACGTCGTATTGTCATCCGAAAACGCAAATATAACGTAGTCATCAGTTTGCAGACCGGATATTCCGGTCAGATCGATGCTATTAGAATTGGTAGCAGAAGACGAGCCAACAAAGCTAACATCTGCAGTTGAACAAGATTTGAGCAGCGACCCAAGCATCAGCTGTTACCTACGCGAGCGCCGTAGATAGTTGTTCCAACTTTCCACAGCACGATAACTGTCTCATCTGCGGTGTTCAGCGTCGGTGCTGACCCGGAATTTGTTTTCCATTCAACCGACAGCGAGCTCCACGTTATGGTGTAGTCAGTCCCATCATCCACCAGCAGAGTCAGCATCTGTCCAGCTGCCCATGTACCGGCAGTTGGGGTCGAGTTGGCGGTGAGTGTCCACGTCTGGATAGAACCATTGGTGGGTGAAAGAGCAGGGGTCGTTCCGCTTACCGCGTATACCTCTTCGGTATATCCGTCGTTTAGCGTAACCCCGCCCAACGTCTTATTGGTTAGTGTCAAAGTGGCAGTCTGGATATAGTCCTGAATAAGAGCAGCGGTCATCAGCGCCGTGTCGCTGTCAGAGAACCCCTCTCCTGACGTCTGCACAGTAGCATCTGCTAACTGCGAAAAAGCAATATCGGATGGGGCAGGCAACAACGCTGTTAAATCAACCACAGCCGCGCCTGCGCCACCTCCGTCGGCGTACACAAACGCAGATTCGCCGTTCGCAACCGTTACATTGCCGCCAGACCCTTGGGTGATAATGACACTCTCACCGCTGGCGTTACGCACCCAGTAGGCTTTGGACTGATCGTTGGGTGAGATCGTTACAGTGTTGGTGCCGGACGGAGAGCCGCCAAACACGAGAACTTTGTATTGCCCTTCCGACAACGCACCATCGCTAGTTGTGAGGGTGTGAGTAGTGCCAGACAGCGTGATCGCGCCAACACCTGAGACAAGGCGGTCAATAATATCAAAGTTTTCGTTGGCAGTGCTGCCCCACGTGCCGACCTGCTCACCACTTCCCGGTTTTTCCAGACCTGTGTTGCTGGTGTACGTGCTGGCCATAGATCACCTTACGCTGCGATATTCGTCCAAGAGTTACCCGGACCCGGAACCTGTTCACTCCAACTTGTAGCAGATCCCGGAACCTCAGTCCACGCATTGTCATCGCCGGGGTCAACAGCGTTCCAGAAGAACAAGCTGCCAACCTGCGCAGAACCCTGAACACCGGTCAGAGTGACGACAGCGCCGCCTGTAACAGTAACAGACCCAACGGCTGTCGTTGATGCGACACCAGTCAGAGTGACGGTCGGTTCTCTGACCGTTGCAATGCCGACAGCCGTGGTAGAGGACACGCCTGTCAGAGTAGCTACAGCACCCCCAGTTGCCGTTACTGTCCCAATAGCAGGGGTCGAGGACACACCGCTAACCGATACCACCGTGGGCGTCGATGCTTCGACAGAACCAACGGCGGTAGCCGAGGACACGCCTGTCAGAGTAGCGACCGCGTCTCCGGTTGCCGTAATTGTCCCAACGACTGTGGTCGAGGACACGCCTGTCAGAGTAGCGACCGCGTCTCCAGTTGCCGTAATTGTCCCAACGGCTGTGGTCGAGGACACGCCTGTCAGAGTAGCGACCGCGTCTCCAGTTGCCGTGACTGTCCCAACTGCGGTGGTCGAGGACACGCCGGTAAGCGACACCGACACATTGGTCGATACAATAGCACCATCATCCGCTAGAGGCGCAGAAGCTAATGGTGCAAATCCAAGCATTGGTCAGTACCTTAAAACTTGCGAGTTGTCTTGGCGAAACGTGTATTGCTGCCACTCGCCGTTGATCTGTTTTGCGTACATAGTATCTCCTTATGTAGCGTAAAATACACAGGCGACGGAAACGCTCTCATTTCCATCCGCTCCTGCGTCTGATGTTGTAGCGGTCAACTCCGTGCCGCTGCCGCTTACCAAAGCCGAACCAGCGTAGAAGTTTTCATTGGTATAAATGTCTTGTCGATAATCCGTGGCGATGCCCAGCGTCCCAGAGAAAGACAAAGAAGGTGTAGTCTCACCATTTCGATACTGAGCCGCTGCAACGGCGAAGCTGTCACCGGATGGCGTGTCAACTGTGCTGGTCAAAGTGGTAGTTCCGGCGTCTGTGCCGCTGTCAAACAGGGTGAGATCGGCTGCGTCTGATATGTACACCGCGTAAATCTGTACTCCAAAACCGCGAGAATTTGCAGAATTTAGAACCACCGTCGCAGTTGTTCCGGTCGGGACTTCGACCGTGTGGACAGCAACGTACTGCTTATAAGAAGTACTAGATGGCAAACGCTCTGCGACTTTTGTCGCTGAAATCCCCCCAACTGACGCCGAGGTGGTGCTAATGTCTCGGTTGACCGAAAGCGAAGCGCCCCCTTCGGCGATTACCAGAACACGCTTTTGCCCCGCCCCCGGTTCCGCACCGATAGCCATTGTCTTGGAAAACTGCGTGTTTCCACTTGCACCAAACTCAAAATCTGAATCTGCAGCAGAATAGGTCAGATCGCCCGATGCGCCGCTTCCGCCAGCGCCCTGAACCTTATGCCACAACATCAGGCACCCGCATCCCCAACAAGCGCCCCGTAGAGCGTTGTCGATACCTTCCACAGGGCAATGACTGTGTAGCCGGTAGTTGCCAGCGTAGGCGCAGAGCCACCGTTGTTCGCCCACTTCACGTCTATTGTAGCCCAGTTAATCGTGTAAGCCGCACCATCGCTAATCATCAAAGTGATTGCTTGACCTGCGGCCCAAGTGCCTTCGGTAGGCGTACTGTTTCCCGTGAGCGACCACAGTTGTATGGAACCGTTATTGGGAGAAATAGCTGGCGTGGTTCCAGTGATCGTAAACACGTCCTCAGTGAGGGTCCCCGCGCTGATGACAGGGTTCTCCGTGTTCATGATGTCGCTTGCTGTCGCTGTGAGATATACAACCGCCGACCCTGACAGCGCGAGAGCCTCGCCACCGTCGCTGCTCTCGTCAACCGTCCGCGTAAGCGTCGTAGCAAACGCCGAGTAGGTGCCTGTGCCGATTTCCCAGTCTGTGCCATCCTCGATGACGTAACGCACGACCTTCCCGTGCGTCACGCCAGCATCGGCAAACGACTGATAGCCGCTCTCAGCGGAGCCAAGCGTTATCGTCCCTGTACCAGTGGTAGCCGTGGACATTTTGGCACGGTTGACGAAAACCGCCATGACTTAGGCCAATCGAATTATGGCATTCGAAGCATCGGCTGTCGGGAACGCGATCTGGAAATCCCCAGCCGTTGACGTCTTGTCCGCGCCGAAGTCCAGCACCGCGACTGCTTCCGTAGTGCCGGAACCGCCACCTGTCGTGGTGTTGTAGATCAACGCGCCGCGAGCCGTGATCGTAGCAGACGTGAACGTGATATCCGCGAAGTCAGCGTACGCCGTCGTACCAGATGTTGTCGGAGTCACGTTGGTCAGCGTTCCGCCGCCCGCCGAATACGTACCAGAAGCACCAACCTCGTTGGTGACCGTGTAATCTGTCGTTGCTGCGGTGAACGAAGCGCTGTTGGTGTACAGAGCGATCTTGAACGTGTGTCCAGTAGACGCCGTGAAGTCGTGTTTTGCCTGCAGCAGCTCTTGCTTGAAGCTGGTGCAAAGGAAGTTGCCTGTGAAAGCCATATCAAAGGTCCTTTATCAGTTTCGCCAGCTCCGGCTGACCTGCATCATGCAGCGCATTATACACAGTTGTGCGGTCGCTGCGAACCGCCTGTTTCATGTACTCAACCAACAGCTGCTCAATGAGCTCTCGATACGCGATCGCTTGATCCCTGATCGCCGGGTGGGTCGAGTCAGCGGCAGACACAATGCGTTCAGCGGCCTGCGCCGCCAATTCCTCCGGCGTGAAACCCCTGTTGTGCGTTGTCCTGACAACCGCGGAGATCATTGCTTCTGTCTCCGAACCTTGCCAGTGCGATACTCATCCGTCACTTCCTTGGCCTCGCCCATCATCTTCAAGCCCGCAATCGCGTCTTGGAACCGCTGGTTGTAGTTCTGGATGACGTCAGCCTCACCCTTCATGAACATCGCACCCTCGAGCAACGCGCCGTACAGCAACGCCACCTCGGCGTTCTCGCTCAGCCATGTCGTGCCGCTGTCCGCCCCAACTGTCAGACTCGCCGGTCGGTACATGTAGTGAAGCTCAGCTGTGTACGTGTCGTCCGGAGTCGCGGCGAGAATGAAGTTGTCCACGTCGTACTGCGCGTAATACTTGGGCTGACCCGTGACGGCGCTGTCCGGGTTGTAGAACTGGATGAAACTCGGGTCTTTGAACTCGAGAAAGAACTTGCCGCCGCTCGATCCTTCTAGACTCAAGGAGAACGGTGCAAGGAAGTCCGTCGGACACGCCAGATACTGATCGCTCGCGACTGTCGAGGCTGTCGCGTTCTTGCGGAACACGCTAAGCTGGACGTTCTTCAGTATGCGCTCTTCAGCAAGGCGGATGAACAGCGGGATGTTACTGACGAACGTGCTCTCGCTGTACTCAGACCACTCTTCGACTGCGGTCTTTAGCTCTGCGTAGGTCATAGTCATGTCGTGCTCACCTCCACGGTTCCGACCTTACCTACCATGCGAACCCGCTCAAGGCGAGGTGCCTCAACAGTGGGGATACCCACATATACCGTCAGCGCCTCCGGATTGTCGGGCCTTGGATTGCGCAACGCTTCCGCATCTGCGCGAACAGGTCGCGGCGTCAACTGCGGATGCTTCGGCTCGTACTCGTCCTTGCCAACCTTCAGCCCGTTCCACTCAACGCGCATGTCCTTGAGTCGATACCGGAATCCGGATCGATCAGATATGCCAAAGGCGTTTTTACCAGAAGCGTAGCTCATCGTCTCCCCGGTACAATGCGAAGCGGAACTCGATCCTCGTCCTCCTCAGCGGCACGAAGGAACTCTTCATCATATATCTGCTTGAGCATGCCCGTGCGCTCCGGCGCCCGCTTGACGGACAGGTAATACGCCAATCCGGCAACCGCACACGGATAGAATCGGAACGGCATCTCGGTTGTGTTGACCAAAGCACCGGCGTCATCGATCCGCTGCACGTAGTAATACACGATCTGGTCAGTAGAGTTTTCAGGCGCTGGCCACATGTTGATCACCGGCGTGATGCCTCGATCAACGTAGAACTGCACAGGACGGCCCTTTTGGTCCTTGTCCACTTGGCGCAGATACTCGCCGCGACCAATCCGCGTCATCTCGACATCAGAACCGTTGCGGCGCAGAACCATCTCGAGAACGTCAACGACCTCGGCACCGAGCGTTTCTTGCGCTTGGCCCTCGGTCAGCGTGATGGTCGCCTGCTCAACAGTCCACAGGTTCAGGCCCCGGTTGGCCCATTCGGCGAACATCAGGTTCAGAGAGCGACGAGCCGTCTTGGCGTCGTAACCTGTGCGCATCTCGAGCCCACAGCGCTCGTACGCTTCCTCGATAATCTCAGCGATGTCGAGGTTGAATGTCCGGGTGCCTGATACTGTCATTGGACCTACGCCCTCTTGGTTTTACGCTTGGCTGCGCTGACGCGTTTACCAGAGCCAACCCGCTTTTTCTCGGCGATCTTACGCTTCTTTTCAGACTTTGTCATCTCACCCGCGGTCTTGGGTGTTTCCGACGATACTCGCTTTGTGGGTCGGCAGTAAGGTGTTCCGCGTTTCTCGCCTTTTTTACGCCCACACGCCTTTCCGGTGCGGACGTCCTTCCAGTCTTCTTCGAACCAACGCCTGAGAGCAGCGCCTTTTTCTGTCTTGCGCACCATCAGAACACTCGCGTTTTCACGAGACCGCCTTTGGCCATTTTCTTCTTGGACTTATTACCCCAGTTCTTAGCGCCAACCTTACGACACTTCGCGATCGCCCCACTTGCGTAGGCCGATGGAAAGACGTCGTATCGCGCCTTAACCTTCCGGTAACATGCGTCCTTCTTGGCCATCAGGACATATTGCAGGCTTTGGGTTTTTTGCCAGCCATTACAGCACCGCCGTTTTTATAACCCGTAACCTTGCCACCCATCTTGTAGCCAGCCTCGACTTTGCCACCCATCTTCATGCCTTTGGATTTACAGTTAGCCATTGGAACCTCCGTAATCTGTTTGCTCATGTTAGCACGATTCATATTGCCTCACCACATTTTGCACGACCAGTACCGGGCCGATAACTTGTCGAGCTTTTTGGTGTCACAGCCGTGACGGGCTCGAAATGATTTGCGGCGTTTTGGATCGGACTTCTTGATAGTCATGTTCGCATCGCCAAAGCGAACGATCTTTTCTTTGCCTTTGTCGCAGGCTTTCACAACAAACTTCTTGCCGCCAGACTTTTGTCGGCGCGGCTTGTTGCATGCCATCTTGTCCTTGTCGATCTTCGGTGCCATCAGAGCGGGCCTCCGTTCTTGATCAGGATCATGTCAAACGCCGATGTCACCTTGGCGTTGTTCGTGCGCACAGAGGCGCGAACATCGATGTCTGTTCTCTCAGGTAGGCGTAGCGGGCAAGTGAAACTGTATAGATACTCGGAGCTTGCAACTTCAAACAAGTGTCCAATGATGAACCGATCGCCCGGGACGCGATAGTAGAATTTACCTGTGGCGTCAGCGGTGTTCTGGATCGTCATAACACCCTGCGTCAGGTAAGCAGTATAGCCCGCCGGGACGGTGTAAACACCCATGATGGTTTGCCCAACACCCGCGTTTATCCGCGCTACGGTAGTGCCTCCACGCGTTATTGTGACATCGCCCACGTTCTCCGACAGACCGTTCATACGAGCTGTATATACACGCGCAAAGCTGTTCGTCGTCGTGTTGCCGCTGGCGGCTGTAAGGCTGACCGTTTCTGTTATTTCGTTGAACAGGACATCCAAACCGTTGATGATGACGTTCTTATCAGCGTCTTCTGTGCTCGCTCGAGCGATAGAAAGTGTTCCGGGAGTATCGAAAGCCGACCAAGGGTAAAGGGTGTCGTTAACATCCCAAAGACTGCCACTCTGGTTATTCGACATGCTGGGCACTTCGCCAACGACATGTCGAAACGAATGCCCCGGAATCTGACCACGAGACAGCTGAAGCTCAAACGGCTCCGATCCCCCAAGCTGGGATATGGAGCGTATCTCGTAGGTCACTTCGACCCCACCTTGGCAATAAGCGCCTTAATGTCGTCGCGTATCTCGGCCAACATTGCGTTTGTGTCATCACGCGCTGCCTTCGCAAGGTCCATGTCTTCCTTGCGCTGATGCCACAGACGGCGAATTTCCTTGGTGTTCTCGATGCTGCGGCTTTCAAGGCGAATGAGCCACACCAAGAAGCCGACGAAGGCCAGCGCCACTGGCCAAAATTGCAAAATGGTTTCGGTCACGTCGGTCTCCGTCTAAATCTCTTCGCCCAAAATGCAGATGTAGCCTTCACGCGCGACGGCCACTTTCATCCGGTAATCTATCCAGTACCATAGGACCGGGTAGTTAGCATCTTTCAATGCCACGGCGTTAATCCACGCCATGAGAAGATACGAGGCGATGCAGGTCACGTGGTAGCCGCCTCCAACTCTGCATCCGTTGCGCCGTAGCCGCCCAAGATGCGTAGTGACTTAATGTTGACCACGCCTTTTGGTGCAATCTGGAAGTCTGTTGCGGAGAGGTCAGGTAGGGCTGTTGGTGTGGTGTTTGCTGTGAGTGCTGTTCCGTCTATTGCACCGTTAAGGTCACTGGATGTATTCCGTGATGCGATGTTGAACGGTACGTTGATGCCGGGGGAGTAATCGTCTGTAATCACTGCTGGAACCTGATCGACAACTCCAGACGCCACCTGCCTGAATATAGGGCTTCCAGTGCCAACTGCCGTATAAAGATAAGCATATACACGATTTGAAGTGCTGTTCTCCCACTTAAACCAAACAATTTCTTCTCCAACGTCAGTATCCGCATAAGTCATCTCCCCATCCATCGCTATCGTCATAGCAGTGCTGTCGTATGGCAACAGAGTGCTGTCGATGCTCAGTGCGTCCGCCGGTCGTGTGACCGTAGCGCCAGCCGTGGGGATGTAGGAGGTGGGGACGGAGGAGGCTTCTAGCTGTGCGCCGTAGAGAAGAATTGAGGATGTGCCGTCTAGGTCTAATGTACGGTCAGAATTTGCTTCCGCTGCGTAGACGAAAATAGTTCCAGCCGTATCAACCGCATCTGTCGTAAACGTAATTGAGCAACGATACCAACCATTACCAAAGTCTTCAATGCTAGCTGAGTGCGCAGCCGCAGAAGTTCCAATTGCGCCGCTACCTAAATCAAAATAAGTTTCCCCATCACCTGTGGTGAAATTGAAAGACCTTAAGTCAATCCAAGATAGTTGGTCTGCTTTTGCAAAGAGTGAAAAAGTATATGCTGTCGATGTTGATACTGTGACATTTACGGAAATTGCGACTGCCCCTGTTCCACCCGCGCCACTATCTTGCAGAGTAACCGCAGAATTGGCTTGCCCGTCAGGCCCGGTAACATCTAGTGCAAGTGTCGCTGTGCCAAATTTACTCCAACTCGCATTCGTAAAGTCCTCCGAATACGTCACCAAATTCGTAGACTGAGGCTCCACCAGACACCGCTTGACCCACGATGAGCCGTCCCAGATGTGGTTGTCCTTGCGCAACTCGCCTGACGCCGCTGTCTGCAATGTGCCTGTGTTGTCGGTATATGTAGCAGTTCCCGCCCGCGTGTGCGTCAGAAGGCTGGCGGCTGTCGATGTTGCCCCATTCGCGCGGTACTTATCCGCCTCGAAGTCAGCAATGGTCTGCGGGGTTTGACCGCCGATGTTATACAAAACAAACGGATTTCGTGACCTCCCAAACAAAGGAAAGTTACTATATTTTAACCTAGAGTTACCTGAGTTTGGGACTCTAATTTGCATTAGACAGCCATGTAGAAGAGTTCAGAATCACTGCGGAAAGCCACAGCAGATACGTCTTGACCTGTAGCAATGACAATAGCATCATTAGGTGCAAGATAGAAACCCTGATCGAAGTCCAGAGAACCTGTAGATTCTGTGGTCAGGTACATAGGATTCACAGATTGATTCTGAAACACTGTATCTGCCGTGGTAGTAGTGACAGATTCCCATGCAGTAGTACCGATAGTTTGGTTAGCCATTTAGTTGTTCCTTAAATATTAGCTAGTTATATGAAAAAAGAAGTATTTGTCAAGTCACCATTTGACTTTATCGGCCCAATAGGCAGCAGACATTTTACCTTTAGAGATATTCTTTGAATGTCTTGCCTTAAAGGATGCCCGTTTTTTCTTCATTCTTTCTGATTCACCTGATTTAGGTTTACCTGCTGTAGATGCGCCTTGTTCCCCAAAACGAATAGTTTTAATCTTGTCACCTTCTTTAGCAACAACAATATGAGACTTCTTGGGATGGTTAGGAGTGCGCTTAGGCTTATTATACCCTGAAACACCTGCTCTTGCAAGTCTAGGGTCTTTCTTACTTTTTTCCGGCATTGCGATTCCTTGGGAACGATCTGTTAGTCTTCTTGGTTTGTACATTCAGGTTCTTGCGGGAGTTATCTTTTGGGTTCCCATTTTTATGGTTAACATCTTTACCCGCAACATTCACACCAGAAGATTGTAGCTTTCGTCTTGCAGCTTTTCTCTTAGCATTGTCACCATTAGAACCTGCAGCTACTTCCTTACGTCTCTTGGCTGTAGCGTATTCGCGTACATAATTTCTCACATAATTCTTAGACGAAGGCATATATTAAATCTCCGAGTTATATTCTGCAACTTTTTTACAGACCTCAATAAAAAATTCTAAATCTGTTTCACCACGCCAAGAGTTTAAACAGTTGCATACCAGTTGAATATTGTCTTTTGTGTATGTGCCGCCAGCTTTTATTCGGTCAACAGAAACATTATAAGGAAATTTAGTACCCTTTTCAAGCAAGCACGTCATAGGTATTCCAGAAATAGCGCATCTATAATCTTGATCTTCTAAAATCTCTAGAAGTTCTTCTACAGAAAGAAGTGCACGTTTTTTGCCCCCTGCGTACAATAGTCGCCTTAAGTACCTCTCCCAATTACCTGAAATTTTTTCGTACTGAGTTTCTGTAGTTACAATTTTACTTTTATATTTCCACTTACCTTTGCACTCTAAAGAACAAAACCTCTGCACTTTGTTTTTAACCTTGACTTCGTATTTTTGCCCGCAAGTATCACAAATCCTAACTAAGGTGTTTCTTACGTAGTTTTTACTTGAAGGCATACAGCACCTCTTATTTGCTACGACGAGCCATCATACTTGCTTTTCGCTGTGCCATACTGTTTTGTGCTGAGGCTCTTCTGCTCTTTAAAGGTGCATTGGTAGGGCCTTTTATTTTAGATGCACTTGGCTTAATCTGCACTGCTTGCTTGGGTGGCCTTTTAGTGTTACGGTGTTTGTTTCCTGCCTTTATTCTGGACAGTTCGGCTGGAGTAACTTGTCTAGCTTGAATCCCTCTGTTTCTAGCGGATGCACCAAGGGCTTTAGCTTGAGACTCGGTTAATGGTTGCTTTCTACCAGTACTTCTAGCTTGATTTTGTGCTAGCATTGCATTAGCTTGATTTTGTGCTTGAGTAGGTTTAGCATTGACTGTTGGTCTTTGGGCAAATGTACGATTTATTGTGGTTTTGGGTTTAGTTGGTCGATTCGGTGGTACGCTCATGGTTTTTTCCTCCTAAAAATATTTATAAAACCGAGTATCATATCTCTTGGTGTAGGTAGTAGCCAACCTAGGATCGCCAAGAGTATTATCCAAGGAGGTAACTCATTCACAACTACAGTCTCTACTCTATCAGCTTGTACCTTGTTGGTATCCTGAGACTGTCTAATATCTCTAGCCTGTGGCCTGACTATCTTTTGGTCCCCCATGACGGTCGATGTGCCAATGGTCTGTTGGTTGTTCTTCCCAATCTGAGTATTCGCTGCTACGTTGGGGCCTCCCCCCGTAAGTAGACTGAGAGCTTGAGTTCCGCTGCATCCCGTTAGACTTACCCCACCAATCAATGCCAAAAGCAAGAGCAGAGTACGTAAAGACAGGCCAGACAAGAACTTCGACAAGGTTTATATCCTTTGTTTCAACCAGATAAGCAAACCAGATAAGAAGTGCTACGGCTAACTCTCTCTTGTAGGTTTTCTTACTGGTGAGGGTTTCTCTGGGATCGTTCGATAGCATCTCTAATAGCCTTTAAATTTTCATCAATTCTAGCTAACATAACTGCTTGGCTTTGAATGTTCGCCTCGATAGTTTCAATACGTACTTCATGACGGAGTAGTTGATTAGCGTTATTGTCTACGTCGTTACGAAGAGTTGCAACAAACCAAATAAGAGCAATAGTCTGGGCTATTATTGCTAGGATGAAAGAAATAGGTACACTTTTAGAAAGATGCCACTCGTCAGTCATTAGTAGTACCTCGAAGACAATTCAAAGTGAGGAAGATCATAGAAAGTACCCTTATAGTTTTGTACCAATCCTTTAGTACTACCTTGCCATTCACGGAGGTCATGTACCTGCCAGTTACCACCCCAACGAAGAGGTACGTTAACATTCTTGCAAGCCTGAATAAAAGCATTACCTAGCGGATAGAAGTCATCAAAGTCCCAAGACACAGGGTAGGGTACAATATCAATCGCATGTCCTGTCAAGTGTCTGGACTTAAGTGTTTGAGATTTGCCTTTTTTAAAAAGAAGTCTTTGTTCTTGAATAGTTCTAAGACCATCAATAACCATAAAATCTTTATCAGAAATACGAAGAGCCTCGTGAGCTACCGCCACAAGGTCTGGATGAACACCATCAAGATTTCTTAAACTTCTTCTAGAAAAACTGTAGCTCATTCAAAAAATATCTTTCTTATCTAAGAACCCTTCAAGATACATTGCTTGTTCCACATGACTCAAGCTGTACCTAACTCCAGTCTTAGCCTCAATGGCAGAACGAACGTAGAATACATCTGATCTTGGTATATGAACTCTACGAAGCTTACCTTCATCTTCTTCAGCAAGTGCTTTGTAGAATTCTTCAATCACATTATCTGATTCATAATATTTAACCACAACCTAGTTATATCCTTTTCTAGTAGTAAGTCAAGCTACAAATGTAGTTCATGGGAATTTTTTAGTCTTAGCTTAAGATGACACCCATGTATCATCATTTGTTGGATGAAAGATATTGATATGAAGAAAAAATTATTATCTAGTACTTGAAATCTAAAATCTTTATCCTATATAAGAATACTAATGTATATACATTAGTTATACTTAAGTATTATTAGTTATTATATTAGTTATATAATAGTTATACTTAAGGATACTTAAGTAATAACACTAGATATATACCGCAGGTTAATACTAATGTACTAATGTTATATACCGCGAGTTAATACCTGCGTTAGTACTAGTGTATATACTTATGTTATAAGAAATTATATCCACCTCGTGTCAAAAGTCAAGTACTTTTTACCTTT